GACCGAAACCGCGCCGCGATGCGCCCGGAAATCGGCCGTCGCGTCCGTGTGATGACCGCGCTCATTGCTGCACCCACGACACGGGATCAGGCTCGACGGCCCACTGGCTCAGCACCACCGCGCCCACAAGGCCGATGACGATGGCCAGCGCGATGTTTGCGAGGTGCCTCATGCCACGCTCCTGATGCCCAGGAACGCCGACGCCTCGCGAACCGCCTGCAGCGAGTCCAGCACCATCTCCGAATTGCGCGGAGACCTGCACGACACCGTCGAGCCCTTCGGCTGTCCAGCCAGCGCAAGCCGCATCGCCTCTTCCCGCGAAGAGGCTTCGAGTTCCACGCGCCGCGGCACGCCGTCGACTGAGTTCGTCAGCCAGCAGATGATGTTCATGAGGTGCTCCGTGAGGGAATGGCTTCGAGGCCCGCCGTGTCGTCAACCGCGGCGCACTGCTCGTCCGTCAGCGCATCGGGCACCATCGGCGCCGGCCCCGCATCGCTGTGCATCGAGTCCGTCGCTGTCCCGTCGCGCACCAGTTGGTCAAGGCAGACAGACATCACAGCCCCCTGCGGCTGTCGTCGCGCTCCATCTCGCGGCGCGTCTCCACCATCCCGCGGATCACGTCCTCGATGTCTGCCGGGTACGTCACCTCCAGCTCGATCAGTGCATCCGTCAGGTGCATCAGCACCGCCGACAGGTCCAGGCCAGAGGTCTCGCGCTGCGCCTGGTCGAAGCGCGCAATCAGCGTCGTCAAGTCGGCTTGCAGGGCTGCGTGGGTCATTGCGGCTCCAATTCGGTCGGCGCTGCGGCGGCACGAAGGCCGAGCAGCGCGGTCTTGTGCTCGCGCCAGAAGCGCAACGCATCACGGCCGTCCATCTCAGCAATGCGACGGTCGTCGAACCCGTTCCACTCTGCGAGAGAGTGCAGTTCGCACCCGATCTGCATGTGTGCGTCCAGGATCGTCACGAACCAACGCAGCCCGCTGATTTGAATGGGCGGCTTGGTGATGACGATGCCGTCTCCCCACTTGGCGCCCGAGAGGTTGGCGCCCGAGAGGTAGGCGCACGAGAGGTCGGCGCCCGAGAGGTTGGCGCCCGAGAGGTCGGCGCACGAGAGGTTGGCGCCCGAGAGGTTGGCGCCCGAGAGGTTGGCGCCCGAGAGGTCGGCGCACGAGAGGTAGGCGCACGAGAGGTTGGCGCCCGTTTCGACAGCCTTCTCCAGCGCGTGACGCATGGCCAGTCCGCTGTCGAGGCCATCAGGGACTTCGCACTCGAAGAGAACTCGTGAAGAGTCCCAACGGCTGACGATCTGCTTGGTCTGGTTCATCTCTTCTTCCTCCAGCGCTTGGGGCGCGTTGGAGGGATTACACCAGACGGTGTTTGCCATGTCAACACCAAACGGTGTAGCCTTCCGACGAAATAGGGAAAGCCCTAGGAATCCAGACGAAAGAAAGCCCGCGTGGTGCGGGCTGTTGAAGGAGTGAAGATGGATCAGTCGGTCAATGCTGACCTGTGGCATCTGGGGGCGTTAGGTCGTCCATCAGCGCCTTGCGTCTATCCGCCGCACCTTGATCGCGAAGCGACAGCAGCAGCGTTGCGACGAGCCTTTCACCTATCGAGCCTCGATCCATTGCCATCGACACCAGGTGAACTCGCCGAGCCAGATCCTCGCGTTTGATCTGCCCGGCCTCGATGAGGGCGTCGCAGATGCAGGTGAGCACCGCGAGGGTGGCATGGTCTGCGCCGGTTGGTATCGCGGGCTTCTTTTCTTTCATGATGTTCTCCCTGTGGACGCCGCTACGCCGCGGCAGGCACTACTTCTTGTGCGCTGTTTCAAACTCTGCCGACAGGGCTTGACCTACGTCAATCTTTCACCCCGTGCGACAGGAGAACCTTCTAGACGTGACGCCCGGGTAAATCCCGGGGATAACGTGAAGTCATCACGGACGCCTCTGATGGAAGGGCGTCCAATGCTGGGCAGTAGTCGGGGGACACGATGTTGGACATGGGATGTACGCTGCACTCGCGGCGCGTTGGGGATGTGCTTGTCATCGAGGTGTTTGGCGCCTACGACCAGGCGGCGCATGCCTCGGTGCGGCTTGCCGCTGACCGTGAGGTCGAGCGCTCGCCCGTGAAGGCGATCGTCCTCGACCTGCTGGGTGTCCAGCACACCATGGGGGAGGCAGGGCGGGAACAGGCATCCGCCTCTTCCACGGCCGCCGGTGACCCGCTCGGCATCCCCGTCGCGATCGTCGTGAGCGCGTGGATGTTCGAGCCGTTGGTCAGTCAGTGTGCCGAGATGTGGTCCCACGGGCACGTTTGGGTGCCATTTTTGAGTCTGCCGGACGCGTTGGCTTGGGCGGCTTCTCGGCGCCCTCACTGGCGATTGTTTGCCTAGCGCTGATCTTGCCAAGAACGATGCCGACGCCTCCGACCGCGCCACCGATGGCATCGCCCAAGTGGCCGATCGGCGCTCTCGCCAAGTCATCAAAGAGCTGAAACAGCGCCCCCAACTCCGCCGGGCCTTTGGCCCTCTCATATAGGCGACGGTAGGCCATCACGAGTTGAACTTCGCGGGGCTGCAGGTCGTCGATGGACCGCGGCTGGTGTGAACCCCCGTCCAGCCAATTTCTCGGCAACTTCAGCGACTCCTCGATCTTGCGGGCGGCCTTCTCCCCGAAGGACTTCTCCCCCGCAAGTAAGTCTCGCCAGTACGTGTACCTCCCGCCGACGGCCTCCTCCAACTCCCTCGGGCCTAGCGAACGGTCCTTGCACAGCCGGCGCAGGTTCTCGAGCCTGATCAGCTTGTCTTCGCTCACACGACGAGTAAACATGAGTGTTTACACCGGCCGGTGTTGACGCATGTAACACCAGATGGTGTAATGTTCGGCATGGAACTCAAGACTTACCTCAAGGGCCTCGACGGTGATGACGCTCGCGAGAAGTTCGCGATCCGGTGCGAAACCACCATCGGCCACATGAAGAACGTGATGTACGGCTTCAAGACTTGCGGCACGGACTTGGCCGTGAGCATCGAGCGCGAATCCTGCGGGGCGGTCACTCGCAGAGAGTTGCGGCCGGACTGGGCTCGTCACTGGCCGGAATTGGTCGCTGGAGCGCACGCCCAGGCGTCCAACAAGCCACCACGATCCAGCGACAAGCCATCGAACTTTCGCAAGGAGCGATAGGCCATGGCTCGCCAGCTTTCCAATTTCACGTGCTGCGTCTGTTCCGCGACCGTTCGCGCAATGGGTGGGGGCCTCTTCACGCGGTGCGATTCGTGCAAGGCCGCCGGCAAGTTCGTTCCTCGGCAACGGTATCGCGCCGGCGTGTTGAGTGGGAAGAGTCTTGCAGGAGCGGCGGTGACGGCAGCAGTCCGCGACGGCTCGCTCCAGCATCCGTCCAACTTCGCCTGCGCCGACTGTCGACGGCCTGCGCAGCAATACGACCACCGCGACTACAACAAGCCGCTCCAGGTCGTTGCGGTGTGCAGGCGATGCAACCTGCTGCGTGGGCCCGCGATCCCGCTCATCGGCTCCATTGAGCAGGTCGTCGACCACGGCAGGGTGCCGTACGTCAATCGCTGCTCGGTCGCGAAACTGTTCCGCACGATGGGTCTTCCGGTGGAGCGGCTTGCCGCAATGCCGCGCCGGCTCGAAATCACTCATTGGCGCGAGCTGGTTCCGCTGTTCGCGGCAGGCCCGAACAACCACAAGGAGCGCTGATCCATGGCCCTTCACGTCTACCGCCCGCACTTCTCTGCCCCGTTCAAGGATTTCATGGGTCGGACCTTCTTCAACGTGGAGATGGTCGCTGTCACCGCAACCACCTTTCATCGCTTTCCGAGCGCATACGCAGCTTGCTCGAGTTCGTATGCGTTCGCCAGCAGCAGTTTCACGAGGAAGGCTCGCACCGCAGCGCGGGCCCATGCGTGGAGGTCGTCGTTCGTTTCATCCATGGGGAGCAGTTTTGCCCATGCAAGCCTCTCAACACCACTCAACTGATTTGCGTGAAGACGTGAACCAACTCGGATTCCCCTCTGTGGTAACGATCCAGGAGATCGCGCGAGAGAAAACTCTCGGCGGTGCGATCGGGCTGTGCGCGAAGGCCGCGGGCCTTGAGCCGAAGCAGGTCCAAGACGAACTCGGCACGGACAAGGCTCAGTTCTCACGGTGGGAGAGCGGCTCGGAGGGAATCATCTGGCCGAAGTTCACCGGCCTGATGGACTTCTGCGGCAATGACGCCCCCCTGCTGTGGATGAACCTCAGTCGCGGCTACGACCTGTCGAGCCTTCGCCGGCTGGAGTCCGAGACCGAACGGGAACTGCGCCTGGCGCGCGAGCGGATCGCGATGCTCGAGCACGACAAGCGCGTCTTGACCGAAGCCCTGCGAGCCGGCTGACACCCCACCCGCAAGCAGTACAGGAAATCCTTCCATGCCCCGAGCAGCAATTTCACACACACGCCGCGACGCAACCCCGTGTCCACCGGTGCCGTGCGGTTCTTCGGCAACCCGCGTTCCCGGAGGTGCCGCATGAGCCACGCCGAGGGCGCCTACTTGGGCGGCATCCGAACGGTCGAGGACTTGCGCCAGCGCTGCCGCGTCGACGAGGACACCGGCTGCTGGCATTGGGGGCTCGCCATGGTCCAGGGGCACCCGAAGGTGCACTTCGTCATGGACGGGGTGCGCACGAGCACCAGGGGCCGCCGCGCATCTCTTCTGCTCGCCGGCAAGGTCATCTTGAAGGGCCATGTCGTCTTCCCCGTGCGCAAGTGCCACGCCGACGACTGCATGAACCCCGACCACGCCCGCAGCGGCTCGCGTGCGAACCACGGGCAGTACCTGAAGGCCAGCGGCCGGGCGAAGACGCCAGCCAAGCAGGCGGCAGCTCGCATGGTCTCCAAGACCTTCCGGGCCACGATCAACGAGGAGAAGGCTCAGGCCATCCGCGAGAGCACGAAGTCGACCTACGAGCTCGCTCGCGAGTACGGCATCGCGCAGTCCGCCATCTGGTCGATCAAGGCTGGCCGGGCATGGAAGCCGTGCGTGCCGGCGTCGAGCGTCTTCGCGTGGGCGAATGGAGGTGCCCCTTGAACTACTACGAGCGTCACATCGGTGACTACCTGAAGGACACCTCACACCTGTCCCTGCTCGAGCACGGGGCCTACACGCGGCTCATGGACGTGTACTACACCCGCGAGTCGGCGATTCCGGAGGCCGAGGCCATGCGGCTGATCGGGGCCAGGACGAAGGAAGAGCGGGCCGCGGTGCTGGCCGTGCTGCGCGAGTTCTTCGTTCAGGAGGAGGGTGGGGACTGGATCCAGACGCGTTGCGAGCGCGAGATCGACCGCTTCAAGGACAAGCAGCGCAAGGCAAAGGCATCTGCGGATGCACGGTGGAGCGCACACCGACCGCAGTCCGTTGGCAATGCGAACGCATCTGCGGATGCAATGCGAACGCATTGCGAAGGCAATGCACCGCGCGCCCGTCCCCAGACTCCAGACACCAGTAACCAAGAGAAAGACCCCCCCGCTCCGCGGGTCCCCCCTTGGGCGCCTCCGGCGTGGATGCCTGTCGAAGCCTGGACCGCGTTCGTGTCGATGCGCAAGGCCAAGGGCAAAAGGGCCCCGTTCACCGATGCCGCGAGGGATGGAATCGTCCTGGCGCTCGACAAGCTTCGGGCTGCCGGGCACGACCCCGGGGCGGTCCTGCAGGAATCGGTCGTCAACGGCTGGAGCGGGGTGTTCCCGACGAAGGTCGCAGGTCAGCCGCGGCAGCAATCGTTTCGAGAGCGCGACGACGCACAGGCACGGGCCGAGGTGTCGCGATGGACGGGCGGAATTCTCGGCGCGGAACCCGCGGCGGATTTCATCGACATGGAGGCTCCGAATGCCACTGCACTCGCGGTACGTTGAGCAGATTTTCGCCCGGCTGCTGGTGCGCTACGGCACGGCATGGACGGGCAAGTGGAAGGGTGTCGACCTCGAAGCCGTCAAGGCGGATTGGGCTCTGCTGCTCGAAGGCGTGTCCAGCAACGCCATCCGGTACGCGCTCGAGAACCTCCCCGCAGAGTACCCGCCGACGGTGGCGCAGTTCCGCGCGCTGTGCTGCGATCGGCCGGACCCACAGCAGAAGCGCCTGCAAGCCCCAAGGGCAGACCCCGCGCGAGTCGCCGCCGAGCTGCAGCGCATGCAGCGGGTGCGCGCAACCCGCAACCGCCTGCAATGGGCCTACGACCTGCAGGAGCGCGAGAAGGCCGGCGAGCGGCTCACCGTCGCGCAGCAGACCGCCTGGCGCGATGTCCTCGCTCGCTCGGTCCCGCTCGGCAGCATCACGGGCGACTTCAACCACATTCCCGTCGACGCGCTGCCCCCGGGCATGCGCAAGGAGCAGCGGACATGACGCGCGATCCGGACCCGGCAACGATGCCCGACGGCGGGCTGCTCTGCGCCATCGAGGCATGCCGCAACAGCGTGCACGAATCGGACCGGGAGTTCTCTCGGGCCTGCACCGTGGAACTGGAGCGCCGCATGGTTGACGCCCCCCCAGTCACCTCGCCGCATCCCGGCTTGCCCGCGAAGGCTCCGCGGGTCCAGCCCCCATCGGTCGAAGACCTCAAGCGCCAGCTGCGCGCCGCCTTCGACGAGCGCACGCGGCATTGCCTGGAGACACCGGCATGACACCCGAGCAGTTCGAGCTCACCAAGCAGGCCGCGCGCAACCTCCTGGCCCACCGCGACGCCGGCCGCAAGTGCGACCCCGAAGCCCTCCGGTGGGCGGAACGACTGCTCAAGCAGAACCAGGCCCCAAAAACCACCCCACCCGCCGACAAGGGAGACGCGACATGACCACCGAAAACCGGAATCGCTTCTGTTGCGATGGCCTTTGCAGCCAGGGGCGCAACTGCCCGCGGTACACCCGCTCGGTGCAGGACCCATCTGCCCGGCCACCGGTGGAGAAGGGCGACGGTTGGGGCGTCCTCGGACTCTTCGGCGTGGCCTGCGGGGCCGTCACCATCATCGCGGTGATTGTGTTCGCGGTGTTCCAGGGGCCGATGTGATCGAGGTACCAATCCGAACCGCCCCGGGCATGAACGCCCGAGAGCACTGGCGCGCTCGCTCGGGGCGGGTGAAGAAAGAGCGCGAGGCCACCGCCTGGGTGCTGTCTCGCCAGCAGAAGCCGGCGATCCCATGCTCGGTGCTGCTCACCCGCGTCGCTCCGTCCAACGGACTCGACGACGACAACCTCACGGGCGCGCTCAAAGGGGTGCGCGACGAGGTCGCGAAATGGCTGGGGGTGGACGACAGGCGGTCGATGACCGTCCGCTACCGCTACGCCCAGATGCGCGGGCCCTGGGGCGTCCGCATCGCCTTCGGGGAACCGGTCGCTGGGGCACAGCTTGAAATCACGGAGGCGGCGTGACCTGCCCCGCATGTGACCGCGCCGAGGTGCACCCATTGACCGGCATCTACCAAGCAGGGTGTCAGCCATGCGAGGCGAGGGCGCTGGCCCAAGGCCCGGCAGCGCACAAGCGCGAGAGCGACCCCGGAGAGCTACAGCAGGCCATGAGGCAAGCATGGCCCACAGAAGCCGAGTACCGCAAGGGCAGGGCGCTGGTGTGGGGCTGGATCAAGCGGATGGAGAGCAAATGAGCTACCTACGCCAAGACCTCCTACTCCTCGCGCTGGCCATCCTCTTCGTGGCCTGCATGGTCCTGCGGGTCGCTGCAGGCGTGGCGCTCATCCCGTACGAAATCTACCGATGGATCAGGGCGCCGCGATGAATCAAATCCTCGTCACCGACTGGTTTCGCCTGCTCTGGGACATGGTCCAGCGCGGGCACTCCATCAACGAAATCAGCCGAAGGACAGGCATCGCCCACAGCACTCTCATCGGGTATCACGAGGGCTCACAGCCTCCCCACTGGCGGGGCGAGCTCCTGATCGAACTCTGGTGCGGGGTCTGCGCTCAGGCGCGTGTCGACGTGCCGACAACCCATCTTTGCCTCTCCCCACGGGTCGTGCGCCCTGCCGCTCAGGTGCAGGCAGACGTCGACGCCATGGCCGAACTCACCTCAATCGCCAAAGGATGGAGGGCTCAAGCATGAGAGACCCAGCACGTCTACGCCCAACGAAAGAGAACCTCCACACCTGGGCGAACCAGGCCGAGGACGACCTCGACGGGATCGGCGCCTACCGCCTCAGGCAAGCCGCGGGGCGCATCGCTCAATTGGAGGGGGAGATCGAGCAAGAGCGGGAGATCTCTGCCCGGCTGCAAGCCCATGTCGACCGGCTGGAGTTGATGGCGCACAGCATCAGGGTGTTGCGGGTGCACCGACTGAGCCAGCAGATGTCGGCCGTGGCACCAGCCAATGAGCAGAAGGCGGCCAGGACCACGATCACAGCGGTCTCGGAACAGCCGCTGACTGGGTGGCTCAAGCGGTGGTCGGGGACATGACCCCGAAGCAAGAAGCCTTCGTCCTCGCCTACCTGGAAAGTGGAAATGCTTCCGAGGCGTACAGGCGTGCCTACAGCGCGGAGAACATGAAGGATTCCAGCGTCCGCGTGCAAGCCGCAAAAATGTTGGCGAGCCCTAACATAGCCCTACGAGTGGAGCAAATTCGCAAACCGGCGGTCGACGCGGCGCAGATGACGCTGGAACAGCACCTCCGTGATCTGCAGGAGTTGCGTGACAAGGCCAAGGAGGAGGGCAAGTATTCGGCCGCTGTGACTGCTGAGGTGGCGCGCGGCAAGGTGGCCGGCTTCTACGTCGAGAAGGTGGAGCAGGTCGGCCCGCTGGTTGTCAACGTGGTGCGTTTGACCGATGCCTGAGATCAACCTCCCGGCGAACGGGTGGCGCCCGCGCGATTACCAGATGCCGGCGTGGGCGGCGCTCGAGCGTGGCGTGAAGCGTCTGGCGCTGGCGTGGCATCGCCGGGCTGGCAAGGACGACATCTGCCTTCACTGGGCTGCCACGGCTGCCATGACAAGGGTGGGCAGCTACTGGCACATGCTGCCGATGGCGAACCAGGCGCGAAAGGCCATCTGGGATGCGGTGAACCCGAAGACAGGGCGCCGGCGGATTGACGATGCCTTCCCGGTCGAGATCAGGGAGACGACGCGCGAACAGGACATGTTCATCCGGTTCAAGAACGGGTCGACATGGCAGGTGGTCGGCTCGGACAATTACAACGCGCTGGTAGGCTCACCGCCAGTCGGGGTGGTGTTTTCCGAGTACGCACTGAGCGACCCAAGTTCATGGGGCTTCCTTCGCCCGATCCTTGCCGAGAACGGCGGGTGGGCGCTGTTCATCAGTACCCCACGAGGGCGGAATCACTTTGCCCGCCTGGTCGAATACGCCCTCAAAGACCCCATGTGGTTCGGCGAGGTGCTGACGGTGGAAGACACCGGCGCCATCGCCCCGGACGTCATTGCGCGCGAACTTCGCGAACTGTCAGCCGAGCGCGGGGAAAAGGAGGCCGAGGCGATCATTTCGCAGGAGTACCACTGCGACTTCGACGCGGCCATCCCCGGCGCCTACTACGGGGCGTTGATGGCGAAGGTACTCGCCGGCAAGCGAATCGGCGAGTTCCCTCACATCGAAGGCCTGCCGGTCGGGACAGCATGGGACCTCGGGCATAGCGACAGCACGGTGATCTGGACCTATCAGCAGCCGCCGGACGGGACGGTGCGGGTCATCGACGTCCTTGAGGGATCTGGGGTCGGGGTCGATTGGTACGCCGAGCGGCTGAAGCGCCGGCCCTACAAATATGCCGACAACATTTGGCCGCACGACGGGGGGCACAAGAACATCCGCGACGTGAACGGATCGACCCTGCAGAGCACCGCATTCGATCTTGGCATCAGGCCGCTTCGGGTTCTTGATCGAGACAACACGGTCGAGCAGGGCATCAACGCGGTAAGAAAGATGCTCCCGCTTTGTGTGTTCAACAGCCAGCCGGTGGCGTTCGAGGATGAGACCAGCGAGCAGGCCGCGGGACGGATGTCGCGGGCGTTAGATGCCCTTCGCCAGTACAGGCGAGAGTGGGACGAGAAGTTGCAGAAGTTCAAGGACCAGCCGCTGCACGACTGGACGAGTCACACAGCCGATGCCTTCCGCTACCTTGCGAGGGGGCGCAAGCCGTTCCGTGTGCCAACCCATGACCAACTTGGGCTCGGGCGCCCAACCCACGCCGTGACCGAATAAGGAGACCCACATGATTGCTGCGGCCATTTGGCAAGTGACCATGTTCATGATGATCCCCGCATACTGTTGGGCACTCCATTGGGCAGGTAGGTCCGAGTCCAATTGGAAGCAGCGGGCACTCGCCGTGTTTGCTGGAGCTGCGCTGTTCGGCCTGCTGCTCATCCCGGCCGCCGTCATGGTCGCGCGTTTGCTAGTGACCGAATGAAGTTCGCGGGATTCCGTACCCACCCCGCGCGACTCTGCGCGCCACCCCCTACAGGAGTGGTAGCACATGAGTGGCCTGTTTTCCCCCAAGATGCCGGCGCTTCCCGCGCCAGTCGCACAGCCGACCGTCGACGACACCCGCCAGGCCGAAGAGGATCTGACGCGCCTGCGCAAGCGCCGCGGCCGCGCCTCGACTTTTCTGTCCAACGCGCGCGGCAAGCCCAGCACCGCCGCATCCATGCTCGGCGGCACGTCAGCATCGGGCGGGCTGGGCGGCTCTACGGGCGACGGTTCGTATGGTGGCGGATCGGGCGGATCGGGCGGATCGGGCGGATCGGGCGGCTCGATGAAGGTGGCGCTTCGATGAGCGACGAGCGCGCACGCGAGCTGCTTCGCATGGCGGGCTCGCTCAAGACCGAGCGCAGTACCATCGAGCAGCACTGGCAGGACATCTCGGACGTGATGCGCCCGCAGGTGCACCCGTTCACCGGCAACGCCCAGGAGCAGCAAGGCAAGAAGCGCACGAGCAAGATGTTCGACGCCGTGCCGCCGCTCGCACTTGAGAAGCACGGCGCGGTGCTGGAGGCCCTCCTCTCCCCACGCAACCAGATGTGGAGCAAGCTCGCGACCACGGACGAGGCGCTGCAGGAAGACATCGAGGTCAAGCGCTACTTGGACGCCGTGAACAAGACGCTGTTTCGGGTGCGTTACCGGCCGGCGTCGAACCTCGCGAGCCAACTGGCAGAGTCCTATCTCAACCTCGGGAGTTTCGGCACACAGGTGCTCTACGTCGGGGATGACATCGGCAGATCGATCGTCTACCGCTCGTGCGGGCTGCACCGCATCCTGATCGCCGAGGACCAGCACGGCCGGGCGAACCAGGTATTCCGCTCGTACGACTTCACCGCCGACCAGGCGATGCGTGCGTTCGTTCTGAGCAAGCCGAACCACATGCGGGACGCAGCGGCCAAGAAACTCCCGCAGCAGCTGCGCACCGCCTACGAACAGAAGCTGACGAAGACCTTCAAGTTCATGCACGTGGTCGTCCCGCGCGATGTGATCGAGGACAGCCGGCGCGACTACCTCGGCATGCCCCACGCGAGCCTGCACATCTTCGAGGGCGACAGCACGGTGATCGGTGAGGGCGGATTCCGCACCATGCCGTATTGCGTGAGCCGGTACACCAAGAATGCCGAGGAGTTGTATGGCCGCAGCCCGGCCATGCTGGTGCTGCCCGACACGAACATGCTCAACCGCATGAACAAGGTGGGGATCAAGGTCGCCGAGAAGCAAGCCGACCCGCCGCTGATGACCATCGACGACTCTCTCGCGCCGTTCAACCTCACGCCCGGGGCGATGAATTACGGCACGCTCGACGACCGCGGCGAGCCGACCGTGAAGGCCTTCGAGCATCGTGGCGAGGTGGGCATCACGCTGGAAATGATGGACCAGAAGCGCGCCGTCATCCGCGAGGCCTTTTTGCTCGACGTGTTCCAGGCGTTGATCGAGGCGCCCCGCATGAACATGATGCAAATCATGGAGATCGTGAAGGACAAGGCCGCGCTGCTCTCCCCGATCATGGGTCGCCAGCAGTCCGAACTGTTCGGCCCAATGACCGAGCGCGAACTCGACATCCTGACCCACGCGGGCATGCTGCCACCGATGCCAGACGCCCTCATCGAGGCCGGCGGCGAGGTGACGATCGAGTACCTGTCGCCCATGGCCATCGCCCAGCGCGCAGAGACCGGCGTGGGCATCCTGCGCACGTGGGAGGCGATCACGCCCCTGCTCGGAAGCGAGGAGGGCAAGCGCGCGGCGAGGGTGTTCAACGTTGAAGCCACGTTTCGTGAACTGGCCGAGATCAACAACTACCCCGGCAAGGCGATGTACAGCGAAGACGAGATCAAGGCGCAGGAAGAGGCCGACGAGCAACAGGCCGCCATGTCGCAGGCGCTTGAAGCCGCTCCCGTCATCAGCCAGTCGCTCAAGAGCATGGCTGAGGCGCAGGCCGCGGTCGGGCCCGGAGGTCTGAGCGCATGAGCACGAGCGAGCGCCTGAAGGCGCAGCTGAACCTGATCAATCTCGCAGCCGCCTACAAGGCGTGCTTCATCGACAAGGAAACAGGCCAGCCGACGAAAGCGGGTGCGCGCGTGCTGCGCGACCTTGCGGCCTACGGCGGCGCGAGCCGATCGCCGGTGCGCGTGTCGCCGGTGTCCAGGCAGATCGATCCCCTCGCGACGATGGTCGCAACCGGGCGCGCGGAGGTGGTGCGTCGCGTCCTTGCCTACATCGAGCTCGACCCAAGCTCACACCACCTGATGAAGGACCAAAACGATGAGTGACGCAGCAAGCATGCTCGGTGGAGACGGCGGTACGACCGCGACCACCACGACGGACCCCGCAGCCGGGACGGCAGCAACCACCACCGCGGCAACCACCACGGCGACAACTGACACAGCGGGGGCGGCCACGACCTCGATGAGGACGGCAAGAAGTTCGTCGAGACGCGCGGCTTCAAATCGCCGGCCGACGCCCTCCAGGCCCTGCGCGACTCAGCGCCACCGGAGAGCCCGGACAAGTACGACCTGCCCGTGCCCGAAGGTGAAGACCCAGCGTTCGCGCAGTCGATGGCGCCCATCCTGCACAAGGCTGGGCTGAGCGCGGCGCAAGCCAAGGCCCTGACCGAAGGCTGGAACGAACTGCAGGCGACCCAGCGCGCAACCGCTGCGCAGGAGAAGGAGGCGGCCGAGCGCGAACACACCGCCCTGATGGACCGCCAGCGCGCGGACGTGAAGCGCGAGTGGGGCGCCGACTTCGACAAGAACTCGGAACATGTGCGCCGCGCCTGGGCCACCGGTGCGGCTGCCGCAGGCATCAAGCCCGAGCAGATGCAAGAGGCCGTCGACTTGCTCGGGGGCGCCATCGGGTTCCCTGCTGCATTGAAGATGTTTGCCTTCTATGGGCAGCACTTCGCCGAGGACGCGGCGCATGGGCTGGGGCAGAAGGGGGCCACGCTGACCGACACGGCAACGCGCATCTACGACAAGTCGAACATGAATCCGTAGGGCCCGAAGTTCACGGGATTCCGTTACCCCCAACAAAGAGAGTGCAGGCCATCGCAACCCGATGGCCTTTTCTCTTTAAGGGGCACAAATGTCGACTCTCGCTTCCACCCACCCGACGCTGCTTGACCTCAAGTCGCGCACCGATTCAAGCGGCAAAGTCGCCCCCGTGATCGAGCTGCTCGCGCAGACGAACGAGGTCAACGACGACGCCGTATGGATCGAGGCGAACGAGCTCACCGGGCACACCACGACCGTGCGGACCGGCCTGCCGGAGCCCGCCTGGCGCAAACTCTACGGCGGCGTCCAGCCGACCAAGAGCACCACCGCCAAGATTCGCGAAGGCCTGGGCATGCTCGAGGCCTACGCTGAAGTCGACAAGGCGCTTGCCGACCTGAACGGCAACAGTGCCGCATGGCGCCTGTCAGAAGAGATGCCGCACATTGAAGGCTTCGGTCAGAAGCTTGCGCGCTACATCTTCTCGGGCAACGAGGCGACCGAACCCGAGGCGTTTACCGGCCTCGCGCCGCGCTTCAACGACCAGTCGGCGGTCAACGGCGAGAACATTCTCACTTCCGCCGCAACGCCGGATTCGACCGACAACACCTCCATCTGGGTCGTGTGCTGGGGGCCGAACACGGTTCACATGATCTACCCCAAGGGCATGCCCGGCGGCCTGCAGGTCAGCGACAAGGGGCAAATCACCATCGAGAACGTCGATGGCGCTGGTGGCCGGATGGAAGGCTACCGGACGCACTTCAAGCAAGACTGCGGCCTCGTCGTGCGCGACTGGCGCTCCGTCGTGCGTGTTCAGTTCGATCTCGAAGACGTCGTCGCGAACGGGGCGACCGGCCCGGTCCTTCGCGACCTGCTCGCGAAGGCGCTGCGCCGCATCCCGGCGCAAGCGCTGAACATGAGCCGCCCCGCGATCTACATGAACCGCGATGCGCTCGACGCCTTCGACCTGCAGATGAACCGCGACCCGCTGCTGCAGTTCAAGTCGCAGGAAGACGCACAAGGCAAGTTCGTGACCCGCTTCCGCGGTATCCCGATCCGCCGCGTCGACCAGATCCTCAGCACCGAGTCGGGCATCTAAGCCGGCGCCCAGACCTCGAAAGGAAAGCGAACCATGATTCTCGACGAACGCAACGAGTTCTGCGACGCCACCTCGGCGATCCTGAACGTCGGCAACGCCATCATCGGCGACGTGATCGACCTCGATCCCTGCACCGTCGCACCGAACACCACGATCGATCTGGACGGGTCGGACCTCTACCTGGTCATCCAGGTCGAGACCACGTTCGTGGGCGCCACCTCCACCACGAAGTTCGAGCTCTGCTCGGACAGCACGGCGGATCTGGCAACCAGCAAGACGGTGCACTTCGCAACCGACGCCATCCCGGTGGCGACGCTGGTGGCCGGGTATCGGGTGTGCGCAGTGAAGCTGCCCTCGGGCAGCTACGAGCGCTACCTCGGGCTGTGGGAAACGGTCGCGACGGCCAACGTCACCGCCGGGAAGATCAATGCCTTCCTGACGAGCGACCCGGCCCTGTGGCGTGCCTACGCTGACAACGTCGCCTGATCGGGGGTGATGCATGGCTGACAAAAAACCCGAGGCCCAGGCGGAAGCGCCTGCGCCGATCACCCTGGTGGCGGTGAAGCGAGGCTTCGCGATGGGCCGAATGATCGAGCCCGGAACGAGTTTTCTCTTCGCCCCGCTGGACCGCAACGGCGTGGCCCGCAAGTTGCCCAAGTGGGCTGTCTTGCCCGCGGATGTGCCCAAGGCGAAGCCGGCCGAGATGCCCTTCGATACCAAGCCGGCCGACGCCCGCGCTGCCGCGAAGAAGAAGGCAGTCCTGATCGCCTCCGGCTCCTGAGTTCGTCTCCTGCAAGTGAGCATTTCGGGCCGCCTCGTGCGGCCCTCTTTCCAAGGGTCCACATGAAAGCGCTCAAGCATCTTCTCTCGCTGATCCTGCTCCTGCCGGCACTCGCCATCGCAGCAGCGGGTGACTACGTGGACAGGTCAGGGACGATCACCCTGGGTGGCACGAGCCAGACCCTTGTGGCGGCGAACCCGAACCGCGGGAACATCACCGTCTACAACCTGAGCACCGAAAGCGAGGTGCTCTGCGTCAACGCCACGTCGGCCGCCAGTTGCAGCGCGGCGGGAAGCTGGCACATCGCCCCGGGCGGCGCGCTCACGCTCACGACCAAGGAACTGCTCACCGTCGTTGCCGCGACGACGGGGCACAAGTTCACGGCCAAAGAAAACGTCCTCGAAGGCTTCGCGCTGGTGAACCCTGGATCGAGCACGGGTGGGGGTGGCGCAGGCGATGCCTCGGCCGCCAACCAGGCCACGCAGATCACCGCCGAACAGGCTATTCAGGCGAGCGCAGCATCGATCGATACCAAGGTTACCGGGGTTGCAACAGCCGCCAACCAGACCACCGCAAACGCATCCCTGTCCGTCATGGACGACTGGGACGAATCCGATCGCGCCAAGGTCAATATCGTGGTCGGGCAGGCGGGCATCACGGCTGGCGCGGGTGCGGTCGCAGCGAACACCCCGCGCGTGACACTTGCCAGTGACGACCCGCTCCTGGCGAAGTTCGGCACGGTGGTGGCATCCAGCACGGCAACAAGCACATTGCCCACGGCAGGACCGGACAGTGGCGCGGTCAGCGGCACGGCCACCAGCGCCGCAACGCTCTTCACCGCCGACCTGACGGGCTACGAAAGCATCAGCCTGCAGGTGACGAGCGCGGGCAGCGCGACCATCACCTACGAGCAGAGCGAGGACCAGACGACTTGGTTTCTGGTGCCGGGCTTCTCGACCACGCAAACCTCGGGATCGGCCTTCGCGCTCAACACCTCGTCGACCGGCGCGACCACCTACGCCTTCCCGCGGCGGCACCGCTACTTCCGGGCGCGTGTGTCGTCCTACAGTTCGGGCAC